CGCACTCGGCGTAACCCCCACGCCGACGTTGCCGGAGGAGTCCACGCTCAAACGCTCGTTCCAAGCACCAGCACCATAGTTCCAGATTCCGAATCGGCCCTGACTATTCTGAATGGTTACAGTGTTGTTCGATGTTCCATCCGTGAAAACTATGTTAGGTCCGGTCTGAATAGCGGTTCCAGACGACGATCGAACAATGTTAATATCCGCAAGCTGGTTCGCGCTGCTGTAACCAGCGCACGAAATCTTAGCAGTAGGACTTCCCCCCACGCCCAACCCCGTAGAGTTGAGGGTCATGGCGGTGCCAGCGACTCCGCCGACGTTGGACCATGTGGCTACGCCGTCAGAAGCGATGACAAACCGGTTGCTGTACGCAGATCCGTTCCAAGTATTGAATGTATGCGACAAAGCAGTCAGCCAAAAATCTTTGCTGCCAGACGCAATCGTTGTATTGAATATAGCAAGTTGAGCAATGTCTGCGTTTTGCGTTCCGAGGGTGATATTGTAATTTGCGCCAACGTCACTGATTGTCAGAAAGGTGTTGGTTCCGGAACCAAAAACGTGCAGTTTTGAAGTCGGACTCGCCGTACCAATACCCACCCGATTGTTCGCCGAATCCACCTTCAGGACGTTCGTATCAACCGTCAGATCGCCGGTGATGGTGGCGGAGGCGAGGGTGGCGGTGCCGCCTGCGCCTAGGATCTGGTTGCTAGTGATCTTCTTCGTGGTGCCTGAGGCAGCCATCGTCGTATCACTGATATCGACAATGGGAAGGACATCCACTGCGGGATCGACGGTCGTGATCGCCGTCAGTGCTGTGATTTTTGTATCTGCCATAAACTGTTAGTTAGATTGAATGATGAGTTTGCTCGTGTCCTCTTGGAGCAGGAAATCCCCGTTCTCCAAGTCCAAAGAATCAAAAGTTCCGAAGGTGATTACGATCTTGTCACCATCCTCCAGCAGAACGAAGAAGTCGTCCTCCTGAAGCAGATCCCGGCGCAGGATAGGTAGATCGCCAGGGGTAACATTACCCCCGCCGTTCGATACCAGTCGTGTGCCAAGAGCGAGTGTCACGATTGAATCACGCCATTGAACGCGATCACCTGACCGCTGGAAATCTGGAAGCTCGTGATCGGTCCCGGCAGGGTAATACCAGCAGGGATGGTCGCCGTGGACCAGGATCCGCTGATGTTGCCACCGGTGATCGAGCTAAAGGTGGTAGGGGCGATAGTGGTGATGGCCACAAACGGGCCAGTGGTCAGCGTGGTGACGGTCACCAGTTGAAAGCCGCCCTGCCCCATCGAATACTCAGTTGCGAGATTTGCATCAATACTCATATATCCCAGATCTTCCGAATTTGATTCTTGCTGAAAGTGCTTTCAAAGCGGGAACCCTGACGGTCTTCCATCCGGCTGAATCCCTGCTTAACCTTGTCCTTGAGTTCGGCTTCTCGGGCAAAGCCGGTGACCCCGAAGCGGGCCACCGGTTGCCTGTTCCACCGCTTCCCATCAAGGACAACAGAGTCAGTACCCATCGGAGCGATATGCTCGATGGACTGACCATTGTTCTCGAAGGTATAGATCGGCATGTTAGGACTCCATCTCGCTGTCGTACTCCTCAACCATATTACGCATACCCTTTTCGTCCATAGGCTCCTTGGAAGCCATGGCCTTCTCGCTCTTGTTTTCGTACTCAGCGGGCATACCGTTCACGCTCCGAATCTCAACATAAGCTTCGCCGTTATCGAGCTTCTTGAGAACACCGCGAACATCGTCGAGAACCACTTCATCACCCACTTCAGGCATGGCCTGTTGGCCATCTTCCATGTCAGTGGAAAGAGCCTCGACCGGAATAGAAATCATGGGCGCATTGTTGTCAGCCTCTTCACATCCGCAAGCGGAATGAGAAGGGGCACCACCGATTGCTCGATGATGCCCCTTTGGGCTGACGGCAATCACCATGATGGTGGCCGTCTTGGGTCGCATATTACAGGTTGCTATTGGTCTTAGTACGATGCACCAAGTACCAGGTCGGGTTACCAGTGGAACCCGTGTTACCAGCAGCCAGACGGAGCGTAGCGAAGTACAGCTTCACACCAACGGTGATGAGCTGGTTCAACGGATCGCTCTTGTCGGGGGTATCAGTGATAACGATCTTCGGAGACAACGGATCATCACCGGTCAGAGCAGGGATACCGAACGACTCGTTACCAAAGAAGAACGAGGCGATGATGTCCTTACCAACACCGTTCACACCGCCACCACCAGAAGTGTTGAACACAAACTGATCGCCAGCAGTAGCGGAACCCAAACTGACGAACGAGTTGGTCTGGGTGACCACGCGGCAACCGTAAATGGAACCAACCTCGCCCTTGTAGAACGGTTGGCCCTTGTTGCCGTAGTTGGAAGCGTTCAACCAGTCGCTATCGCGCATCAAGTCGCGAGCAACGCGAGGATCGGTCGCGAGGACGTAGCCACCGTTGATCATCGGAGCGCGATTGCGCTTCAGGCGGGTCATGGAATCGAGGACAGCCGCCGCACCCATAGCGCAATCAGTGGAAGTGGTCGCGCTGTTCAACGCAGAATAAGACTGCGTAAGAGTTCCACCCACATTCAACGTGGAGGGGTTACCGTACACGTTGATACCGCCGGAGCTGGCAATAGTATTGCAAGCATCAGCGTTCTCAAAGGGACCGGGAGAAGCAGTGGTTCCAACTTCAGGCGCACTACCGATGGACGAACCGCTCGTTAGGAGGTTGGAACCGATCAGCGTGTTACGAATCACGGAGTCAACCCAGAGGGCCATGTCCAGACCGGAGGTCTTGGTGGCCTGCTGGAGCGAGTTGAACAGGTCCGTGGCGCGGAGGATGTCGGTCAAACCGATCACCTGACCGTACTGCGAGAGCGACTTGCTCAAGCTGTTCAGGGCCAGAGCGCGATAGTTCGCGGAGCTGATCGGAGTTCCTTCACCTGCCGTAGTCAGGTTCTGGACGCTGCCAATGCTCGGCGAACCGAAGCGGAACATCGTGATGGCCTTGTTACCATTGTTCTTGGGGATCGGAGCCTTCATGGCGAACTGATCCAGGATGGTCTCCTGCTGAACGATGGAGAGCAGCTCCTTACTGAAGTAGTTCTGGAACTGGCTCGTGAGCGTAGTTGAAGTAGTTACGGGCATATTTTAGTTGTGGTTGTGCTATTAGCCTTCGTCCCGGTCGAACTCTCTCGTCGCTCGCATGAGCGCGTCCCTTTGCTCCTTCAGGGATAGCTTGGAGAAATCCTTCTCTTCAGCCTTGAGTTGTCCTGCCGGTACGCTTTTACCAATAGCGGTCTTCTGCTGGAGCTTACTGAGTTGTTCTTTCAGAGACTTGTTCTCGGCTTCCATCGACTGAGACCGTTCGGCTGCATTCTGGAGCTTCACAATTTCGACAGCGTGGACAAGTCCATCAGGAGTCGCAGTAAGCAGCGGGAAATTATTCAGAAGCTGAACAGTACGCTTGTACTCAGAGCTGTTCTGATCTTTCAGCCAAGCCTCCTTCTCGGACAACTTGCCGTAGTTTTCAGCCCATGACTTCTGAAACTGCTCCTGTTGAACCTTCTGCTGTCTTTCACCAGCCGCTTTGCGGACATTATCAGCCTTGGCTCGCGCTGCCTTGGCCAACTGAGAATCGCCATCAGCCTCAAACTCCTTGGCCGCAGCCTCGTAGTCATCAGCCGTATAGCCCTTCTCGTCCCGATGAGAATTGGTTTCGGTGGCCTTGGATTGCTCCCGGCTCCTGCTCCATTCCTCACGCTCACGTTTCACCGCTTCGCGCTCAGCCTTGAGGGCCTCCTTCTCAGCGTTGATTTGTTCCCAGGACTTCGCCTTTCGGTTCTGTTCCTGAGCGAATTTGCTCTTCTCCTTATCAACCTTCGGCTCGTTCTTTGTCGCCTTCGGTTCCGTCTCTGACTTCGTGCTTACTTCCTTCTCGCCACCATCGAACTCTTTGCTGGCGGTCACCTCATTAGAGGATTCCTGCTCAACCGGAGCTGACTCGTTTGATGTTGGAGTCTGCTCCCTTGGCTGGCTGTCGATATCGACACCGGCATCGTGATCTCTGGCCAACGCGAGTAGGCCATCTGCACTCATTGATTCGTCTGACATATTGTGCTTTTACTCGTTTGCTGGTCCGCACAGACCGGCAACCGCAACTTTGATCCTATGTGTTCGTGGCAGAATCCGGATCATCATCCTGCCCCGTAATTGATTCCTGATCGGCCATCACTTCGATGACCTTCACAAGACTGGCCTGACCCATTGCAAAGCCTGACGAATATTGCAAATGGTTTCTATCAGTTATCGCAGAAGCATTCTGCATAAGCACAGTGTTTAACAGTGCGTCCCTGAATCGTTTGCCAGTATCGCTATTGAAGAAATTATTGAGCGTGATCGCGTCCTCCTTGCGCCAAGGAAGTGGATCGACCCATCGTTGATGCCGCGCAAATGTCCACGCGGTACGGACTCGTGCGAAGAAGCTGATCATTTACTTGCTGGCTTTCTTTCGACCGGCAGCTTGGCGGCGCATGAACTCTGCGGCCCCCAGCTTCTTGCGACCGATATAGGCAGCAAGTGCGCGAGGATCATCGGCCCCCTCCTTACGGAGTTCGTTGGCCAGTTTACTGAACTTGGATTTCTTCTTCATGTTAGGAAATGGGTCGCCACGCCTTGCAGGACCACGTTCTTGGCTTGGTTGGATCTTTCGCCGTGTCGCAATTATGCCGCGCACGGAAGCTCTTGCGCCGTTCCGGGTCCGATTTCTTGATGCTCATGTCGGGATCACCGAATCGCACCTTGATGACCGTACCCTTCGGGTTCTTGACATAAACCGCACTCTTCTTCTTCTCACCCGGAGTGTAGAAGGGCTTGTTCAGAGTGACTTTCTTGCCTTGGTATTCAGCCATATCAAGCCTGTCCTCCCGAGAACAATGGCGAAGCTTGAATATCCTTCAAGCTTTCCGGTTTCTTGTTCTTCTGGAACCGAATCTTCGGAGCAACACCCTCTTCGAGTGCCTCCATGATGATCGGTCGCGGTTCATCCAGCGATTTCGGTGCGGTTTGCACCACCACGGTGGTCACGATTGGGTTGTTCATGGCTTTGAATTCACCGCACCAGTCTTCATCCTTCATAGTAGGCCAGCAACTGGGTCTACTGCTGGGCGGATACCTCCGGCAGGTCTTATCCGCACTGAAAAACTGGCAGTCTTTGCAAAAATTCATCACATCTGAGGCTGCTGAGCCATCGCCTGAGCTTGTTGCTGCTGATTCGGCAAAAGACCGCTACTCGTAAGGAATGTTTGGATCTCCTTCCGCAATTTCCGCGCTTCATTGGTTGCCACCTGCTCGTAAGCCTGCAAGAGGCTATCCAAACGCATCATAAACGCGTTCTGTGACGCCGGACTGAACTGCTGACCCTGCTGGATCGCCCCATTCAGGTACTGCATCAGCACCCCAATGCGCCCAGCGTAGTTCTGCCCCGGCTTCGCGGGCACCGGAATACCCACCAGCAGCGTCGGGATCGTCTTGGTCTCGTCCTCCAGCTCGTCCTGGGCCTTCTGACCCGGATCACGGATCAATTTCTTGATCAAACTCGGGTCATCCAGCTCCATGATGCTCTTGTCCAACGCCACCTGATCCACCCAGGGCGAGTTCATAAACAACTGCTTACGGCTGATGGCCTGCTGAACCATCATCTGCCTACTCACCATGTCCATTCCACCCTTCGGTTCCAGCTCGTACTGATCATGGAGGGCCACAGGGTCCGCATCCAGCGAATCCTCCGCAAAGCGGTAGCGCAAGCTCTTGGAATCATACTGCACATACAAGCCCCACGCCTGCCGGTACAGCTTGCCAAGAGCCATGCGGAAAAGCCGCGCCCGCAAATCCCCGCTCTGCATCGACTGAGCGTTGATGCTCTGGATCTCGGTCGCCGTCCTGCGATCACTGCCACCGCTCATCACACTGCCCATCGCGTAGTCCGGGCTACCGATCCGGTTCTCCGCAATGGCCCGCGTCTGATTCAGCTCCTGATCAAAACTCACCGGAGGCTGCGGCATCTGCACCGGAGCCACGCCATACGGCAAAATCTGCCCCGGCTGGAACCGCAGATTGATGCTATTCGGCAACTCCCGCTCCGCACGGAACAGCGGGCGGTTATACAGCGTCATCGCGTCATGCTTATGATTCCACATCGCGGTCATGCTCAGTTCGAACGCCGCCAGAATCTCGCACACGCCTCTTGGACTGAACCAGCCCTTGTCCTTGATCTCATACGGGAAGTCCACGAACGGCAACTGGTTATGCTCATACGGCAACTCCATCGGGTCCC